TCTGCCTCTGCAGCGAATGCAGCAGCAACATCTAGTTCTTCACCAGTGATGTGCTCGATTACTTCCTTTACCATACGGAAGTGCTTTGCTTCGTCCATAGCTTGACGGCTTAGAAGTTCTAAGTCTTTTACGTCTGTAGAAGGATCTGCGGATGCAACTTGACCAGCGATAGCGTACATATTCTGAGCTTCGTTGACCATACGTCCACGGAAGTGCTCGACTAGATACTCATCACTTGGCTTAGAAGCGAAGAAACGACGAACGTTTGAGCGTGATGCTTCAAACAACTCACTGTTTCCTTCCTTGATCTTCTTGACGAAATCTGTTCCAGAAAGCATTTTAAATTTTTTCCTATCTACAGATTTATTTAGCAAATATGAAAAAGTATCTTAGATCTCCTTGAACAGTATGCTCGCTTTCAAGACATTTTATAGTATATCCATATTGCTTTGCTACACTTTTAATCTTATCATGTGTCCATGGATACCATTCCATATCTCCATAGTCTATCCAACCATGTGGTATGCCAGGATTGACTCTAAATATTGCTTCCTTTCTCCACAGTGTGTGTAGTTTTTCTAACTGGTAATCTACGTTACCAAAATTTATAGATCCTAAACATAGTGCTATCTCAAACGGTGCTGAGTTATACTCTTCAACTGATACCTTGATATCAGCAGCATCATTATAAGGATCTATTCCAATAAGATTTTTTATCTTTCCCTTAAATCTATTATAACCACAACCTACATCTAAGACACTAGAAGGTGTTTGAGCATTGACATAATCGACCAACTGATAGCCAGAATACTTAAGAGATTCAAAATTTTGATCTTGCCAAATACCACTAAAATAAGTATCTAATTGCATTATCTAAACAATTGAAATGACTACCAACTCCTTTCATAACAGGATGATTATGGACAAACTCATCATCAGAAATAATAACAATCTCTTTATTGAGTGCATGTCCATATGATATTTCAAATATAGTCCCGTACGATGGTCTCCTATCATTCACCCCTTTAGGCAAATAAGCAAAAACCATATCACATCGTTCTACATTTTGTTTTGTGTTGTGAAATATCTCTCCAGCAGATCCTAAATCGTAACGAGGTTCTAGTACAGCTATGTCAATGGGTATGTGTTCAGAAACATAGTTTCTCCACAAGTGAACCTCATCCTCAGAACATTGTTCAATCGGACCTGCCAAATAAACTATCACACTTCTCCACCATCTACCACTGGATCTGGATCTTGTGGAACAGATGTGGGTTTATCTAATCCTTTTACTTCTTCTTGTAATTTTTTAATTGCGTTGTTGGCAACAGTTAGCTTTGCTTCTAAAGCAATATTTTGTGCCAATAATGTACTTACTCTGTTTTGATAAACCTGCAAAACAGCGTTCACTTCCTCATTCATGTTAGAAAAACAACTGCTCTATATATGCTAGAACGAACCACCATCTATGGTAATATTTTCTAATGATCTAGTGGTTCCTGAACAAGAAATTACTTGTGTCTGACCAGCACAATCATTGATATATAACCCACCTATCTCTAGATCTCCAGTAGTACTTACTGTCAGAACACTAGAAGACTCTGAAACTTCTGAACCTATAACAACTCTTCCTGCAGAATCATCCCAGAATACAGCAGCTTTCTTAGCAGAACCACTATAGTAGTTCATTATAAGACCAACGTCCTTGTTGGTATCACTGCCTAAAGCAGCACCATCTACAACTTGTAGTTCAAGAAGAACATCTTCTACAGTTGTATTGACAGTGTTGATCTGTGTTACAGAACCACTTATGGTAAGATTACCACCAACAGATAAATCACTTGTTACGTTTGCTGTACCTGTAACTGTCAATGCTGATCCACTAAATGTCAGATTAGCACTATCTTCTAACTCTCCATCTGTACCAGCAGTAACAACTCTACCAGAGGTAAGATCACTTACTTGAGCAGTTGCGAAAGTACTAACACCAGTAACATTGGCATTAGTTGAACTTAGATATGTTACAGTACCTACTCCAGATACATTGACTGCTTGAGCACCTGTTCCACCACTTTGTGCTTGATTAGGAGCAGTATCCCATGTCAACCCACCACTACCATCTGACTTTAGATATCCGTTATTAGTTGCTGATCCTGGAAATGTATATACCTGATCACCTGCTAATGTTGCAGGAGCCTTTAGAGTTAATGTATTAGTACCGTTATTAGTACCCTCTACTAGATTGACTCCAGATCCCGTTGTTGTAGTTTCTTTTGTCCAGTAACGAGAAGAACCTATAATTTGGTTATTGGAAGTTGTAGAGTCAATACCAACATATAAATCATATTTGTCTATGGTAAAGCCAGGTTCACCTGCTCTTAATCCAGGTAGACTGGCAACGTTACCTCTCTTAAACTGAAGTACTGGATTACTCATTTGTTCCTACTTACCTTGTTGTATTTAGAATTCATGCCCAAGTTCCAGCATCAAGATCAATTTTATTATCTAGATCTTCACCAAGTGCTGATATGATTGAAGAATCAAATCCCGCAGGACCAGATTGACTTCCTGCTGCAGATTCAACTACAGCGTCTGGACTTATAAAGACAAAGTTATCTGCGTTTGGATCGTATGATAGAACAAAATGAGTTCCTATTCCACTACCAATTGCAGTAGATACGATGTCAGTTATGTCTCTAATGTTTGCCACAGTGTCGTCCTGTTCTACTGTAAATTTAACAATGGGTTGACCATCTAATGCAGTGTCAGCATGGTCGGAAGTAATGCCAACATTAACAATCTGTATTGACATATCATGATGCCGTTGGGTTTACTATCACCTGCCCAGTAATAACTTTAGTTCTGATATTACTGTTACGATTTATAATAAGAACATCATACTCATATCTTCCTGAAGTAATAATACCAGTCTGAGTATCACTCAGAGATATTGTTAGATTACCTTTTGAAGGTTGACCGCCATAAGTAGTGGCAAAAGAAACGGAACCAGGAGCACCTGCCCATTTCCTCATCTTACAGGAGAAATCATATGATGTTAAATCTAGGGCTGTGTTATCCCTCTTCTTCAAATCAAAGGTAGAAGAAAAGTCAGTACCTGCTTCTATTTGTATATTTACTGAGGGAACTGCCATATATTTAGATCAGTATTTCTATTTATTCTTTAATAATAATTCCTTCAAAATTTCAATCTCTTTCTTCATAGTATCTAATTCATCTTTTTGAATTAGTCTATGATTTTTTTCTCTAACATAACGATCATATGCAGTCTTATCAGTATTTAAGATTGCACCAGTCTTCTTATCTCTTTCGAGACCTTTGAAGTTTTGTACCTTTATTCTATCCATTAGGTCACCGCCACTGCTCTAAAGTCTAATAAACGAGGTTCTTGTGCTTGATTAGTAGAGCCAATGTTTATCTTGATTTGGAATCCAGTAAACGGAGGTAAGTTGTCTGCAGACCACTCATACTCAAGGAACTGATCCTCAAGACTAACAGCAACATTTGCGTTAGGAGTAGAGTCATTATTCTTAGGATCAACCATAAATCCACCAGCATCTAAATTAGCATAGCCTGGGAAGTTCTCAAATACTCTGTCTACTTCACTAGCACCATCTGCCCTTACCAATCTATAGAAACATCTAATATCTGATGTTGAAGGTCTGTACGCAGCAACAAAAACTTTTAGTGATGTTGCAGCATTTTCTAATGGAATAATCTTCGTTACATAAGATAATTCATGAGGATCTTCTTGATAAGTATTAGATAATCTATTAGTAATGTAATTTGAGACAGGTGCGTTCAACTTATTCTGTGATACTGATATAGAACTTCTAAATGCATCTACAACAGGTGATACATATTGATCTGTTGTAGACATTGTAAGATCCATCGTGAATGACTTAGATCCTGGTAATTCTAGAAGTTGTGTATTTGCTTGCTCATTTTCATAAGAAGCAATCATTCTAGGATCAGTAAACTCGGTTGTGTTAGTCAAAGAAACATCTTGGAATCCTTTATCCTCAAATGATGTCTCAGAACCACTTATACTTGTAGCAGAAGTTGTTCTTGCTCTTGCCGTAAGAGAAGTTCCATCACATGATGTGAATGAAATTGCAGGTGTAAGTTGATCAAACTGAATGTTTGATGTTGCTCTACCTCTGTCTCCACCACCACTTTGATCAACACTGAAATTGATATCACCAGGAATCTGGCAATGATAATGATCAAATGTTATCTTATCATCAAAACTATTTGTAACCTCTTGAAGAATATGCTCTCTATTAATCTTACGTAATGAAACTCCTGATAGTTCTGCCTTTTGTATTGGAGCATCAATCTCATAAGTTCTAGCAAATGTACTGTCAAGTCCACGACCAGTAATATTAGTAATGCTATTATTACCAATACCAGTATATGAAATCAACTCATCACCTAAAAGTGCATATCCAGGATTGCTTGCCGATACCTGAGAACCCTCAAACATATTGAATCCAGTACTACTTGCAACACTTATATTACCTGTAGAACTAGCAGCGTAACCAACAGTCAATCTAGTAGGTAAAGAATCTCCTGTTACACCAGCAATCTTCACTCTATTCAATGCAGAGTGATTGGAGTGCATAGGATGAGTTACCTTAAATATTTTACCAGAACGCTGATCAGTATTGACAGTAACTGTAGATGGAACAATGTTTGTGACAGTTACTCCATATCCAAGACTACCATTATATACTTGTATTTCATCAGAAGTATTGAAGTCTGCACCACCGACACCTGTCAGTAAGAATGCATTAATTCCAGTAGTAAGACCGACACTTCCTATGAAGTCTCTACCAAGACCTTTAGTTCCGATAGCAACTGTAAAAGTATCACCTTGAGCATATGCAACTCCTTCTGAACCTGGTTTGATAGTCATTGCTGTAACTACACCACCAGACACTGTTGCAATACCAGCACCACCTGATCCTCTACCTGTGCGTCTTATAAAGGCAACATCATTATAAGTACCATCTTCATATCCAGTACCAGCATTAGTTAACCTTATAGCAGTATCACTTTGTCCGATGTGAGATAATCTCTCAGCAACGTATCCAAAAGCAGTTGTATTGTTCTGTAATACCTGTTGCCCAATCGTTAGATTGGTGGACATTTTTTCAATAGCAGATCCAATACCAACTAATGTAGTCTTAGCAAAAGTTTCAATTGGATTATCAGGTAATTGGTTTCTAGCACCCCATTCAGTTAGTCTTGGACTAAACATCTTGAGTGTTCCAGATTCAGTTGTAAAGTTACATCTGTATAATGTATACTTCATATCTTCCATCTGAGATGGTGTCCAAGTAGCAGCGTTTTGTGCCTTATACAATGAACCAAGATTAGGTTGTTTGGCAATAATAACTTTACCCAACTCTGATTCATTTAATGTTGTAATATCGGCTTCTCCAACTTGTGCAATCCATTGATTGTACTCATCAGTATCTGAAGCAACAACTATCGCATACTCTGCTCCTGTTGATCTACCAGGTAGGTATACTGGATTAGGGAAGTAAACCCTTGTTGCTATAGAAGCATTATCTGAGACATTTACATCTTGAGGATCGACTGTGGCAATAGCACCCCCAATTATGGTTCTTGTTGGATAACCATTCTCCATAGTTACAATTCTTACTGAGAGAGGAATTGTTTCTGATCTAGACAGGAAGAATAAATCAACAGCACCTATGAATACACCAGGTTCTTCTTCAACAAAGAAACTCTGTGCTAGAGGATCAACCTCAACTTCAACAATAACTTCTCTTATAACTTCAACTTCTCTTACAACTTCAACATATTCAACCCTATCAACATATTGAATAACGGGTACAGGTACAGGTACTTCAACGTATACAGTATCTCCTGGAACTGCATATGGTTCAGTTACTACTTCAACAACAGTTTCATATACCGTGTTAGTATGATGGTGGTGAACATCCCTAACAACATCAACCTCAACCTCACGAATAACTTCCTCATAAATGATTTCTGGTGGAGGAGGTGCAGGTTCAGTTCTAGTTAGAGTTGTTTCTGTTATTTGTCCACCTTCTGAGAAGAAATTAGCAGCAGCACGACTAAAGTTTATACCTGGCAATTGTTCTTGTGGACGTAAACTAGTAAGTATTGCTGTGCTTTCTCCATTTTCAAACGCTTCACCTGGAATATACAAAGAACCAAGTGCTGCTCCTAAGTCATCACTAACTATTCTAAGGTTATTGATTTCTGCTTCAGCACCACTAGTTTCTCCAACCAATCTCATTCCAATATCAGCTTTACCAAAGAAGGAACCGTCTGATTTTTGATTTAGAGATGAGGTATCAATATTCAGAACTGTTGATGTTTCTGAGTATGATGAAGAGAACCCAACTGTAGGTTCGTATGGGTTTGTGTTTACAAATACTGTAGGTGCATTATAAGGACCACCTTTGTGGTTTGGATTTGCTAATCTAACTCTAAATTCTGTTGCCTGAGAAGCAGTCTGATTACTAGAAACTGTTCCACGTATAGTCTCACCTACTTGGAAGGAACCTTGAATAGGAGTTACTTCCAAAAGTTTTGGTATAACAAAATTTCTATTATCAATCATGTCAATTCCTTGGAATGTGACATGATGTTCTGTAATTGGTTTTAATCTTGTTCCGACAAATTCAATATTTTGCTCCCTCATATTTGGAAGCAAATCTGTATCAAAAATAACATCATTTACATAACCAAGACCACCATCCTCTACAACTGATACTCTATCAACATATATGTCACTAGATGGGTTTAGGGTTAGATTACCCTGCCAACTACGGTACATGTATGGGTTGACATTCTCAACTCTACTTGCAAGAATTTGATCTTGATAACCAATAAGATCATAATTCAATGTCAATAAATTACCAGTTCTTCTAATATTAGTTGAACCTAAATCTTGAACATATCTTGCATCAATTGTAGGATCTGGATCTTGACTCAATCCTATAAGTTCATTAGATCCAACTAAAAGATCAATAGAATCAAAATGTTTTACTGGTACTAATTCTCCACCAGTAACTTCAAATTTCAAAGAAGGTAATGACCTATCAGCAACATTGTAGTCGTTGAAAGGATCTACAACAAACCCATTCTTGAATCTATCAAGTCCCGTATCAGGATCAGTAATAACCAAACTTTGTGTGGCATTCTCTAATAAAGATAGTGCAGTGATCTCCTCAATATTTTCAATACGAGTCTCAAGATCACCAATATCTTTCATAGTATAACGTTTGTTAGACCTGAAAGTAAGTTTTACATCTGTTCTAACATTGTAAACATATGGTTTATATTCTATTAGTGCTAATTCAAATGAATCGGGGATAGATTCTGGTTGTACTGGATGTATAGCAGGAGTACCTTTCTTTACAGTAAACGTACTATTTGGATTCAAGTATAATCTATCAGTTCTACCAAGATAGAAATTGTAATCGAATACTATATTTTCATCAGATACAAGAACATTAGGTACTGCTTGTCCACCACCACTAAAGTCTCTTGAATCAAATTCAAATGGTGATCTAGTTCCAGAATCAACAAATGGAGCTACTCTTGGTCTTAGGTCAATAACATCAGTATTTCTTACATTATTATAACTAGCAACCTTATCATAACGATCTTTACTATAACTATTTGCCGTACATACATCACCAGAATCTTCAGAATTTATAGTGTAATAATCAAAGAATATCTTAAGTTGTCCTTGTGGTGCAGGGAATCCTTGCTTCCTAACAATACGTCCAAAGTCATAGTATTCTGCTCTTTGTCCAGAATCAACTATAAAGTTGTTTCTAATGTTTTTATCACCAGCTGTAATTTGAGTTAGAGAAGCCTCAACACCAGATTCTTGGAATATAACTTTTTCAGTTTCTTTGAATCTATTAGTATTTTTGAAGCAAACATCAACTTTAGTTGTACCATTTCTTGCAAGAACTACTGCAGATGCACCTGTACTCTTACCAATACCAACTTCACCTAGAATAATATCTGAGTTATTTCCACTAGGACCAGTAAATGATGCTAATGTTAGTGCTGGAATAGTTGGTGCTCCATTACCTGCAGCTTCATATACAGCATGGACTTCGAGAATATCTGGATAATCCAGTGATAAAGTCATATCCTGAACTCTCTTACCCCAGATATCACTTGGATCTAAACCATCTTCAATTGAAGTTGTAATACCAGACCATTCTCTATCAGATCCAACAATAGTAACTGATTGAGATCTAACAACTGTCTTTTGCTTAGACTTGACTTTATCCTTTTGTTGAGTTGAATGTACTACAACATTACTCTGAGATGCAGTAAGACCTGATAATGTAACACCTTTACCACCATTAGTAAGTGCAAACTGATCACTTGTTAGTGTTTCAATTGTTCCGTCAGAATAGAATACACTATATCTTTCCTCATCAAAAGGATCGTAAATATAATCCGTTCCTGTCAAAGACGGTAAATCCATCTGACCACTACCATCTGTAGCTTGACCAGTATCTTCCTTTCTAATCTTTATAACAGAATCTGTAAGGTCTATAGACTCTACATTACTATGTGGTAGTTGTGCATAGAGGAATCCACTAGAAGATCCTCTTAGATTACATGCAACTATTTCAACTCCACTTACTGTAACAGAGGATGTTGGAAGATCTTTATCACATACACCACTGACATCATCAGGTGCAGCAGATAATGTTAGACTAGAAGTACCAACTACAGATACTACATTATAAACTGGATCAGAGATACCAGATAATTGATATCTAACTATATCACCTACCTTGAATCTCGAATAAAATCCGCCAATAGCAGAAGTTACAGTAGAAATTCCAGGTGAACCTGAACCAACAGAAATATTTACTCCACCAGCACCAAAGTTATGCTTTGATTCTAGAATTACGTCAGCAGCAAATGTTCTACTTGCAGCAGTAGATCTAATTGATTTTACATCTGAAAGATCGTAATTAGTAACACTAGTTACGATTCTACAACCCATTCCCTTCCATGATTCATGAATACCATTGATTGCAATGGTTTCATTCACTATAAAAGTACCTGTAACTTGATGTAGTTCCAACTCAAATAGACTAGATCCACCTGTCTTCAAGAAAGCACTTGCTCCAGACTGCATACCTTGAATGTAAACAGGTGTGGTGATTGTAAGACCTTGGTTGATACCTATCTTTCCATCAGTCTGTATATCAAATAATGACGCTTCAAATACACTAGTGTCTCCAGAATATGCAGCATTTTGAAGTTTATAATCATATATTCTTGCTTTACCAATACTATTACCAGCAGCATTAGATTTAGTTGAACCTAATCTTGCATCACGTAAATCAACATAGTCAGAATTAGAAGCAGCTAATTTTACTTGAGCACCGTTTAGAGTATTGTTTACTCTTAATATATTTCCTGCTTGGAAAGGTATGGCATTGCTCTTGACAAGTTGTGTTGTTCTTGGTTTTTCTATATCAATAATTCTAGATCCAACTACTTCACACTCAAATCCTTTTACATATGCTTTACCAGGACCAATCCTAAGATTCAATAAATCTTTTGATGGTACATTACCTTTATATGTTTTTTCTTCTGCAAAATAAGTTCCAAAAATACTATACCTATCGTTTAGGCATTCTGTAGGAGTTAGACTAAATCTATTGACATAGTAATCTCCACTTTCATCATGTGTTCTTCTAGCAAGTTCCTTTGCTAATTCATTATATAATGTTTTTTCTACAATCTGTTCTTTTTTACCTACTTTAGATCTAAACAACTCAATAAAATTCTCATCATTGAAATCTTGAGGTAGTTTTTTAGTAAGTACTAAACTAATTTTTAGTCTATCTGCACCAGGAGCAGTATAGTTAGAAAAACCAGCAGCATTATCATATAAACTATCATCATCGACAGCAGTAACAATCTCTTCCTTTACAAGGAATCCTACTCTATATGATGGTTTATTATCATACTGATCTAATATAATTGTTTCTTGTTGGACATCAACAAATGCACCACGAGCAAAGAAAACACCTTTAGTTACTGTAAATGCTGATCCAATAGCAGTTGCACCACTAGTAATACAGTTAGCAAAATCAGAACCTGATGTAATAGTGGTAGCACCAAGAACGAAAGTAGATAATGAAATAAGAGTTTCACCATCTAAGAATTTTGCAGTCTTACCATCATCACCACTCCTTTCATACTTAATGTATAATGTAGTGTGATTTGTAATCGATTGTGATGCTGGAAGAAGTTTCTTTACTGTAGCAATAACACCAGAAGTCTTTCCTTTTATCCTCAGATTTTGTAAAGCATGGAAATATAATTCTACAGGTATACCAAAAAATGTAGACTCAACTTTAACACAAGTATATTCGTTATCATAATGAACAGATCCAGGAATAACCACGGATCCTTCTTTGAACATATGACGACCAAACTTTTCAACCTGATTTTGTAAAATCGATTGTAAGGTTGTTAATTCTCTTGCCTGTACTGGAGTACCAGGTTTGAATAATACTCTATTAAAGTTCTTCGATGCTTCAAAGTCATCAAAGTATGGACTCGCATTTAGATTGGTATTTTGTGGCATTGGGTCAGAACTCTAATACGATTTTGATGTCTTCTCGTTGGTTTGTGGCTCTCATAACTTCAGGTCTGTTATCAATGTATATAATGTCACCAGAGTGTTTTTTGATCTCTGGTTCAGCAAGACCATTAGTAAATGATTGTCCAAAATAATATGTCTTAGAATTTACTATTGTTGATACTCCAACAAATCCTGTATCAATAGTCAACGTTTCTGTTCCTGAAGTAGTTGCTACAATGAGACTTGTAGAACCCCCAGATCCAGGAGTGTTATTGAACTTATTTAGACTGTAACCATAAGTAGGTTTAGTACCAGCAGAATTATCTTTAGCAAGACTTCTATCTTGCCAATATCTCAACACTTGTGTTGTACTATCGTAAGATACAATTTTACCAATAGCAGTTGATCCAACACCAACAGTTTGAGTTATTTGTCCATCAAGTGATGGTATCAAAGATGATGCAGCAGCACCATCTACTTTTATAGCAGGTAAATTAACAACCGAAGACGCTGTTAGTAAATTAGTACTACCATTCTCTAGTGGATTTTTTAGAATACCTATACGTGCAAACTGATTTCCTGTTGGGAAGTCTGGGTTTGTTACGTCAGCATTTTCAATTCTAGAATAAACAAGAACCTTATTTGATCCAAGTTCTTTATAAACATCACCACCATGTCCACCTGGAGGTGGAATGATTACTGAGAAAGAAGCACCTGCACCAGTAACAACAGAATCTAAATCTAAAGTTGCAAAAGAATACCCCGATCCACCATTAGTTACCTGAACTGCAGATGGCTTACCATTCAAGAAAGTAACAGATGCTAAACCACCATCTCCATCTCCTCTAATAGGAACATTATTTTTTGTACCATTGAATTGATATGCAGCACTAGTTACATCTTCAATCGTTATAACTTCAATCTTACCATCAACAGCAGCATTTCTTACATCAACTACATCAGTATTATTTTCCCAATCTGTTGGCACAGGCATGAAGTTAGCACTGTCAAACTTGAGAATCTCTGAAGGTTTTATAGTATAAAGATACTTCCAAATATAACCATCACTTTCAAGTCTGGGTTGAAGGTCGGTATGAGTTGGTTGTTGCAAAGAAACAATTCCTTTTCCATTGTTTGATGGAGCAGCACCGTTGTATATGCAACTATAAACTCTATAATCCTCATTCATTACATAGTAATTTGAGCTGTATAGATTACTAGAACTGGTCTGAGGACTCAATTTATTGATACTATAATCATGACGATACATTTCATATATCGTACCACTTGTCCAAGAAGTTTTGTTTATAACTCTTAGAACATCATTAGATGTAACTTTTTTGGCAGAAATGAGAGTATCATAGATGTCATCATACTGATCAAAATTATCCACTGGTGATGGAGTATTTGTATTCCAATCCGTTGCAACTTCTGTTGCATTAGGAAGTCCTATGAAGACATAATAACTGTTATCAGTCGTCGAAATTCCACTTACGAAATTTGACGCATTCAGTACTCTAATTTGATCCGTGATGACGGCTGGCATTATTTTGAAACTTTTTGTTTATTTATGTGTAATCTAAAGATAATTTAGTAGACCTCTGAATTTGAGGTGCAGTTGACAACCCAGTTAATCCATTTGAGGTGTTGCATGTATACGCTGCACCAATAGCAGAGCATGTCCATTTAGTCCAACTATAGTTACCATAGTTATTACCTTGACCAGAATTAAGTCCAACTGTAATTCCATGAGAACCTGTGTAACGGGTCTTGACACGGACAGTTTGACCAATACCAGTAACTGAGTATGCTTGGTAAACACCATCACAGAACTCAGTACCAACACCAACAGCAGCAGTATTAGCAGCATTACGTGCTGCTACTCCAGTTCCAACATTGGAATTTGAAATTATAAAGTAATCATTAGCAACAATAGTACTAGTTGTCTTGCCACCATATTCAGTTACTCTATGTGGAGAGTTCAATGGTATATGGAATTCAAAGGTTATATAAGCACCTTGAACACCTACTCCAGTGAGAATACCATCATCACCAGTACAACTTGCACCAGTAATAACTGTCTTAGGATAGTTGAATCCCGTGCTTCCAAATCCTGTATTGTCTTTATCAGTATCAATAATTTTCAATGTTAGATTACTGGCATCTGGTTCTTCAGTTCTTCTAAATCCAATAATACCTGCGTCTGTGTGGAACGTAGTATCATTTTTAGCGATGTCTTGAATTATACGTGCAGCAGGATAAACCTGACCAACATATAAATCTCTTGCCTTACTTACTACTACACCATCAATAAATTTATCATTCCTTTGTTTAGACCAAGAAATTGGTCTCAGAGGTGTTTTAGATGAACTAATTCCTGCACCTCTGTATAGAGTAGTCTGAATAGTATCTCTAGAAACAATTTCTCTAACAATACGTTCATCCTGACCTTCTTCTGGATCACTATCTACCTGAATAATATCACCAGTTTTCAAACTAGGAACAGCAGTCAAAGTTCCTACATCACTATCAGTACCTTTATAGAATAATATTTGAAGTTTAGCACCTTCTTTAGGTGGTTCTGTAAATGCTATTTGAGTACCACCACTATAAGTATATGCTTTACCTGGTTCTTGAAGAACATCGTCTAAGAATATCAAAAGACTATTTTGTATGATAACAGGAATACCAATATCTTTTTCAAAACTAATAGCTGCTCCATCCTCGGTTAAAGTAAATACTGTTCTAGCACCATCAAAGTCATCTGAGAAATCATCTAAAATTTGTAGTTTACCTAACACCCATCCAGAGAATTCATCATCCATAGTAAACTTAACTTTGAATGAGGTTGCTAAGAATGCTGCACCAGCAAACTTATAATCATTTCTTTGATTTACTGGAGGCATTCCAACATCTATAGAAACTGTTGTAGTACCAACTCCAACAATAGCAGTACTTATACCAGAAACAGGATCTGTTGATCTTGGATACTTATGAAGTGTTGAATAAGTATCTTGCGAACATGTAAATCCAATACATTCATTTTTCAAACTCACGCCCATACCAACTGTCAAAGTATGAATACCAATAGCAGCAGTTAGTATTCCAACATTTGCATTATATTCTGCATGATAAATTTTATATTCGTCACCACTAGCAACATCTATAAATCCTTTTTCAATAAGAGTTGGATCAGTATTGATACCACTGATAGTTAGATTTTCACCTTCACTATATCCATATCCAACATTAGTCAACTCAAAACCTTTCATCTGAGTGAGTTGGTTTGCATCTAAAGCAACTGATGCTCCTATACCTGTCAAAGCACTTACTAATGCAACATCATCATATCCAATAGGAGAATCAAATTGAACGTCAGTTGGTTTATTGATAACACCACCACTACCATATGTTGTTGCAACTGTATGTACACCTACATTTACAGAGAACTTTCTTACACTTGGTACAATCTCAACAACTCTTGCTCCTTGATAACCAACTTCATCTGGGAATGGGAATGAATATGTTGAACTACCATCACTCATATTGATACCACGCAATACAACCCTATCACCAACTGCTAAGTTGTGATTAGCAGATGTTGTTACAGTCATGATACCTGAGTTTATATCATGAATTGCATTTGATACTGACTTATAATAATAACCAGAACCACTATCAGTTATATCAATAGTCTTTATATGTCCGACTTCAGTTGTAAATGTACCAGCAGCACCTGTAGTTGCATCACCACCTAATACTTTGAATTTGTAGATAGTTTCATTATTATTTCTATATCCACTACCAGTAAAACCCATACCAATACTTGATATAACTCCTGATGAGTTGATTGTAGCAGTACCAACACCAACAACTCTTGGTTGATATCCATATCCCTTTTCCCATTCGTCAATACGTGTAATAATACCTTTTCTAGGTAAATTATTAGAGTTTACATCAGAGGTACTATATGTTTCTGCTTGATCAGAATTTTCATTACCAGTAAATGTTATAGTAGTAATACCAGTTGCAGCATCACCATCTAAATTATAATCTATACCTGGTCTTTGAAAAACATTGTTTATCAATATAGGACCAAAATCAGTAGATAGTCCAGTGGTATTAACACCTGAACTCTTTATTGTAAACGTCTTACCTATTCCAGTAAAATCTGAAGATATATCATCTAAAATAACATTATCATGGTAATCTGATCTAGTGAAAACTCTACCTTGAAATGAACTACCATCAGTAGCATCAGAAAGTACTATTTTATGAGTTCCAATACCAGCAGTTATTAAGTCAATAGCATCCCCAGATAAAGCTTTTCCTCTATCATCTGCAAATGAGAAGTTATTTGCAGAATTTTTGATAATGAAATATTCTTGGTTTTCTTCTAGTGGTCTTGGTGGATCAAGGGTTCTAAGTTTTACTTTCGTACCAGATTCTAAACTATCTGATAGTAAGTTAAATGAGTTTAATGATACATCTATGGTTTCAGATGATATTCCTATTTCTTCTCTATTGCCACCGTAAGGTACATCTGAAAAGAAAATTCTATCACTTATGATATTATAATCACCACCTAATAAATGTATGCTATCACCAATTTGATGAGCAAATTGATTTGTACCCATCCATGCACGATCAACTAAAACTTTATTGGGAACACCATCTATCCCAATAATTTGAATACGCATTATCTCATCATTAACTTTTATCAAATCATATCTACTAAAATTACCTGCATCCGCAAAAAGAATTTTCGTACCAATTATATTGTTTTGACAAGTAGTAACAGTAGTTGGAATGTTATAAATTGGAGATTGAATAACATTGTCTATTGCAATCAAACATTTAGTATTTTGTTTTTCTGAAAGAAATCTATGAGTAGTACCTATTCCAACAGTAGTCAATCCTATAGGTAAATTATTAGCAGCATTTGCAGCACTAATTGCAACTTGAAATTTATCTTCAGTAACTTCAATTGCATACAATTGTATTGGTAATGTAGTTGCAGCCCCAACACCATTCACACCATGTTGTATACCAACCGCAGTACCATTGGTTGCATCATAAACAATAGGTTCACCAGTTCTAAAGTAATGATTGTTCATTACAAACTGATCTTCAGAAAGATCTACTACTGCAGAATCACTAGCATCAAATGTTTTGGCAAAAACAGGTATACCTCTATGAGTCAAATTGAATGACTGCTGAAAGGTTTCTGTTGCCTTACCAAATTGCTTATTTACAGATGCTAACTTAAACATTTATAAGTCTTTTGAGATATTTAGAAGCCAACCTCAGTGTTACTTGAGAGTGCGTCTGGTTTGTCTAGTCTTAATTCAGCAACTCTAACAATATATGCTTTGTTAGGTGCTGGTGTAAATTTCACTTGGGTATTATCTCCAGAAGCAACGACCTCAGTTGCACGAACATCTCTTTGTGGATTTGGAATATTATTCTCCGCACCAATAGTTGAGATGCCTGTGGCAGTTGATAGGTTATTGAACTTACTGTAGTTTACAGTACCCTCATAATTATTTGCTGTGACTTGATAATACGAATATGCATTATCTGTAGTATTTTCTACTTCAATTGAATACTTAGATGTAGCAAAGGTTTGTGAATCTTTTTCAGATATTACAACAGCAGTAGGAGATGCTGCAGCAGCAATTTCAGTTCTTCTAGAATTCAATTCAGTATCACCAATCCTATATCTTGTAGTAGTAAATCCACTGTAAGATACATGAGTATCAACTCCAACTAAAGAGGTTATTGTAGAGACTGTGACTCCTATACCTGCAACAGGAGTATATTCTAATCTAATAACGCCACTAGCATGGTTTACTGCAAATGTTCCTAAGTCAGTTCCAGAATCCATCTGACCAAAATTACTATAATCACATGCAATTGTTCCTGATGCTAGGAATGTAAATTCGTCAATTTCCTTTTCATTTGGTCCTTCTGCAGCAATAACAACACTACCAGATCTAAACTTAGTACTGTCTATTTCATAGAGTACTTGCACTGACGGAGAACCTGATGCAGCAATCGCTGATGTCATACCAACTTTTTGTATTAGACCAACAGCAGTGGTTCCCACACCAACAGCATCTGGGAGCACTTCCTTGAAGAAAGTAATATCAACCTCATGATCAGGATTGGCAGGTGAAAAACTAACACTGAGAATACCACCTTCCGTAGTAGCATTGAATTCTCCTAGATCGAAGGAATCTGATAATTCAGCATATGTGTTCAAAAATGCTTCGCTTTGGTCATGAGTTACAACAAACTCAGTGTATTGAATAGTATTATATGTTATACCTAATGAGGTATCTAATACTACCTGTGCATAATATTTGACTGCTGAAGTTTCGTTCATATCAAAACGATCTAGTTCAAGAGATCTGAATATATTTGGATCAGTATAGAAGTCAGAACTTATATCATCCAAATTCAAAACTCTATTACCCTTACATTGAAGAGCCTCACCAAATCTTTTAGAAGTAAAATTGATTTGCTTACTAGAAGTTCCAGTAGGATTAGTATTCTCTGAAATAAGATCCCAACTATTTCTTTTTTCTAAATCAATATAATTATCAATCATAATAATACCACCAGTAGCAGTAGTTACACCTGGAGCTACTGTAGATTGTTGTACTGTAGGTACAGAAGGAATCAATAAATCAGAATGTTTTTTAAATCCTCCAATATGTGCTAATGAATCGACTGGTTCTCCCCAAGAAGAAATACCAACCTGAGATTTCAACGAATATGCAAAATGCTGATAATAATCATTATCTTGCAATCTTTGATAGAAGTCCGATAATTTACCACTATCACCTTCCCATCCAAATCTTCTAGAAATTGTACTATCAATTTCAAAGTTTCCAGTAAATGATTCCATAGAATCAATAGTACCAGAAGAACGAGATAGTTCACCGATTACTTTATCGCCAGTATGGAATCCAACTAAACTATCAACACGTAAGACATTTATTGATTTTCCTTCACCTGCAATCAATCTTGCCTGTGCATTATTATTTCCTATGATAACTTCATTATTATTGAACGTTCCTTGTTTTAAGTTCAATTTGAATTTAGCAATATCTTTGATGTTTGTTACTGTTCCAAACTTATTGAAATCATCATATCCCAACGCCTCATCAGGTTGATAAGATATTGTTGCTTGGTTGGGTTGTCCGTAATTAGTAGTAACACCAGTTATAGTAAATGTCTTATACTTATGATCTGCTGAATTATATCCCTTACCAGAACTAACACCTACGTTCTCAACAAAAATTTCATCTCCAACAGTAAATGGCATTGGGAATGTTGTAGTAAACCCTGCTGGAGGAGTTTGTAATCTAAGAGTCGCATTTGGATTAGAATAGGTAGCAGTAATAATACCAACACCATTTGTATTATCTACAGCAATCAATTCATTATCAGAACTACTCAAGTTACCACCACCATTAACAACAGTAACTTTTTTGACACCAGCACCATCTAGTTCTGCTAAAAACTCAACATCACCAATTACATTATCAGATTTTCTATTGTAAACTACAAAGTTTGGAGGTGAAAGATAATTTGTACCTACAGAAGAAACTCCAACACTTTCTATACTAAAGTTATCTTTCAATCTAATAATACTTGGTACTATTGCAGATGGATTCAAAGTAGGATCTGAAGGATAATCAAAACCATACTCAACCAGATCAATTTTATCAATAAGACCTATTCTATTACCAGAAACTTTGATTGCACCAGCAGTACCAGTTGTAGATGCAATAGAAACTTCAGGAATATCTCTATAAGAAGTACCACCTGATGTTAATAATGCTTTTCCTAATCCTCCACGTTGTGTGGTAGAATCAGTTGTATATGTAACAACAGCATCTGTAGTATATCCAACTCTTTCTGGAATATGTTTGAGATTATATTCAAATGTATTATCTGTTGTAGTAGTGATACCAAATCTACCACTAAATTTACTATCCTCAACAACTATCTTAGAATAATCTATAATATCCTTATTACATTCTATTACTTTAGTATCACCAATAGATTTGAACGCATAATATAATATATTAGGAACTTGTGGGGTAAAATGAACCTCAGTCTTAGAGTTTGCATTACCTGCTATACTTGTAGTCTCTATTTCAATTGCAGATACCCCAGAACCAACAAATTCTTTTTTGAATGATTGATCTTTATAAAAACATATTTTAGTGTCTTCTAGGGATGGATCTGATGTATCAAATCTAAGTATATCTCCTTTGACTACATTAATTGGTGGGTTTATAGATTTAGCTGCACCAACACTCACATTTGATAGATTGATAAATCTTGTTCCTTCATCATACGTTGCATATAAGGCACTAGTAGCAGCAGAAACCACATTTATATCAACCGTATCAGACCTCTTCATGCTATGAACACCAACAGTAGTACCAATAACATCCACTACTCTTAATTTACCTGTAATATTAGATCTATTAGTAGTAAAATTATGAGTATTACCAATACCAATGTTTCCTGTATACATCACTCGTTGCAAATCGGATGATATACCAGTTCTAGTGGTTACTAATCCAACAAGATTATTACTAATAGTTTGAACAAATACACTTGATGGTAATGGTGCTGTGAATGAAGTATTCACTCTCTTCATAGCATCAGTTTGATATGTCAAAGACGTACCAGCACCAGGACTATAAGTTAGTTCTTCTCCATTTCTAAATCCATGATCAGGAATGTATATTGATCTAGTTGGAATAAATTTGTTACCTGTAGGAGTAGAAACTGTTGTACCAATACCTACACCAAAAGTAGTACCACTACCAACTATAGTAGTAGCGTCAAAATAAAGTTCTAATTCTTCTGGTGCAGGTAACTTTTGAAGAGATTCTATTTGGTATGTAAATCTCCTTTCCAATCTTTCAACTGGTGTAGTAGAAGTATGTGCTGCAGCAACAGTACCATTCTGTGCTCTCAAGAAAGTAACTTTATTATTTGTTGAATCTAATTGAATTACTTTTAGTTGTTCATTTTCTATTGCAACAAAGTCATTGATAGAAATTATTTTTTTATCTCTAATATCAAAAATACTATCAGTCAAAGTAACAGAAGTAGTCAATCCTATAGAAAGCATATCTGTGCTAAGACCAGAGTTTACGGTATCTACTCTTATTTGTGGTTTTAGTTCAAAAGCAGAATAATCTGTATTGTTTACATCATAAACCTGTACGATAGATCTATCGGGTATTTGATGAGGTAAAGTTGTAATACCTATTACTGTATTAGCTACAGAACTAAATCTTACATTTTCAAATTCTCTAATTCTAGTTGTGATAGAAGAAAGTCCAGGTCCAGTAACCTCTATCAATTCTCCAATTGCACCAAATCCTTGAGTATTGCTATTATCAAACAACAATTTATCACCAACATTATATTCAAAACCTTCTATTACAACATCTACAGACTCTAAAGATCCAGACTTAGTATTAATAATTTTAGAGTTTATATTTGTATTTTTACCAGAATTAGTTACAAAGGTATATTCAGAAATATTGTAAGGTTCTGTATTTCTAGTATATGAATCAGGAGCAATATCTTGATTAGATTTGTAATCTAAATTGAAACTGCTTGGTTCAGAATGATACGTATCTCCAATTACATATGGGAAAACAGGTTTTCTTGCACCATCAAACGGATCTAATGGGTTTTGTGTAGTCTGCTCTTCAACAGTAGAATAGTACGCATATATCCCATTTGGATAATCTGGAGTAACCGCAAACCTACCATTATGATCATCTAAATCACCATAACCTTCAATGTACTTGAAGTCTTCTACAAAGAAACCAGATGGATACTTAGATAAAGGAGGACCATCTAATCTAGCAACATCAGAAATTTTAGAATAACTAGATTGAAGATATTTTACTTGACCACCTACAATACCAACTGGTCCATATATCGGATGACCATCGTATGCCCACCCAATAATAGGAGAATGTTCTGCACCATCATCACCTAAGTAATCCCTTAGTTTTCTTGGTATGTAATAATTTACATATGGATTTCCTAAATCAACATCTGTTGATACCTCTAAGAATCCATCATCATCTTTTACATCTCCATATTTTACTAACTTATCAACTTGATTGACTGTCCATTCTTTTATATTTCCAGATAGAATTGCATTTTTACCAGGTGTTTTTAGACTTACAGTAGTATCTGTAACAGTGTACCCAATACCTGCATTGATAATATCAATCTTAGTAACAGATCCATTTTCTATAGTTGCTTGTGCTTTAGCACCAACACCGCTACCTTTTATAATAACATCAGGAACACTGAAGAATTGTTCTCCACCAGATTGAATAATAACTTGATCAATCTTACCATTTTCAATCATTGGGCGAATATATGCTTTGTCACCTTCTACAAGTTTAACACTTGGTTTGAATATATCGTTTATAACAGTAGATCCAAAATCAGTACCAGCATTCTCAATATGAATTCCTGTCAAATGTCCTCTAATAACTGGAGTTGCAGTGGCATTGTCTGTAGATATTCCTTGTCTACCACTTATAACTACAGAGATTGGTGGATCTTGGAATGTATGTACACCAGAACCCGTGGTTGTAAATCCAACAAAACTTTCTAATTTCTTATCAGTACTTACTCTAAAATTATTATCATCAATCTTTATTGCATAATATTCAGTATCACTTGTTAGACCACCTATTACATCATCTGCAGAATACTTTACTAAATCTCCTGATAAGAAACCATGACCTTTGATATTTACACTATCTGTAAACGTATTGATACCTGCTATTTTTGTAGTATTTGTTCTATTCTTGAAAGAACCACTATTAGTTACAACAATCTTATCAACTTTATGTCTTCTATCCTTACTAGTAAACTTATGAACACCACCACCATTGGTAGTAAGATCTAGTGTTCCGATACCAGCAAGTGCATCTTTCTGAGTATCAGAGATATGCATTTCCCAGTCATTTAGTTTGACTACGTAGTATGGAGAATTTTTTACTAAGTTACCTGGTGTTGTTCCTATGCCAATAGGATCTGTATTTGAAGTATCATATATTATTTCTTCTCCATGCTTAAATCCATGAGGTTCTGGGAATACAAACCTATCAGTAAATGTATTGACAATGCTTCCTTGAGTTGTACTATCAAAACTGGTTTCCTGTTGAACAATCTTCATCTGAGCAAAAGCACTAGAAGTCGTATCATTACCACCAATAATAGAAACATTAGGTGTTTCTAAGTAATCTAATCCAAAAGTATTCAGATTTATTTCTTTTATAGATCCCTTTACATGAGCAATAGCAGAACATCCAGCTCCAGTATGTCCAGTTTGTGTAACTGATAATCTAGGAGAATTGATAAGATCATAGTCTTCCCCAGAGTTTAGAATATCAATAGATTGTACAGGACCGTAAAAAACTTTATCAGTTGCTTTATAGGAATATATTTCTACACCGTTTGCAAATAATCCAACTCCACCCTGAACAGTTTTTATCTTGTTATCACCAAATGTAGGAGAATCAAATTTTCTAAGTAACTTTTGTGCTCCTAAGTTACTATTTGCAACAACCTCTGGAGTTAAAGTATGACTAGTTGCACTTGCTATATCTGTTGCAGTAAATGCATCAATATAACGAGCATTACGAACGTTTTCTAATGAATATGCTAATGCAACCTTATTTGCATCTATTTTTTTGAGATAATATGGTTGACCTTCTTCAAGATTTGTTAGTGTACCTATACCAGTAGTGGTATTATAAACAACCAACTCACCATCATGAAAATTGTGATCTATAACTTCGATAGTCGATCCTGCCACATTTATGCTAGAAATAAATGTTCTCTTTCTCGTTTGAGGATCAATACTCCAATGAGGTAAACTATTAGAAGCACTATAAACACAATCATTACTATCACTATAGGTATTCTGTATGTCTGCAGTATATCCATCAACAGTTGTTTTTATTTTTCTTCTAATAAAGTACGTTTTAGATGAATCTAGTTGTCCTGTACTTATAACTATTTGTTTATTTGTAGGAATACTACTAATAGTGCCTTCTTGAACATTATCATCGTCATCTACAACATCAAGTGTATCTCCAACATAAAAAGTATGCTCATTAACTAAATCAAGTTTATAACTTTGACCACCTAAATGATTCCATCCTAATATATTATGGTGTGCAGCAGTATTGTATATCCAAGATGAGAATCTAAAATCTTTTTGTTCAATACCTAATGTTTTTACATTTACAACAGCATTTCTTTGTTGATTATTTGCATTACCAACAAACTTATTGATAACACCCAAAACATTCATTCTTACTGGTTTAGTAAGATCACCCTCTTCATATGAATATACTTCTAATCCAGATCTAACAGTAGATCCAATACCACATGACGAACTAAGACTTGATATACCAAGAAACTGTGTGTAATTCTTATCAATATAATCAAAATTTTTATTTTCAAACTTTATAGTTCCTGTAGACCCAAATCCAACCGTTGAATCAACACTCAATATTGTTTCACCAATACCAGCAGTTTTTGTTACAAAAGTCTTACCAATTTGTCTAAATTTACCTACAAGACTACTTTGGTCTATAGAAACCTTATAATATTTTTTATTATCAATAACAGTACGTTCAACACTATAAATTGAACCACTTGTCTCTATTGGAGTTGTATCTTGAACTAAAGTTTCACCTTGAAGTTTCTCAGGATCACCTTCAAGAGATTCACAAATCAATACATCATTGACAATATAATCAGCAGCAGATGGTTTTAGAATATATTGTGAAGGTTGAATCATCTCAACCTTTTCATCATATAATGCTTTGAATAATATTTTGAATGCTTCTTCTGTTCCTTTTGACTTATAAAAATCCTTTGCTTGTCTAATAAAATTAGACTGATCAACCTTATCGTTTATATTTCTTTCTGAAAAACCTGGTAAAATCTGTTTCTTTAGATTTTTGAAAAAAGTCTGTAAGAAAACATTACTTAGATTATGAACCTTAGAATCTACAGCGTGAGTTCCTACTCCACTATTACTAAAAGTTAGATATTCTGGTTGATTTGTTTTTGAATTATTCTCAATACCACTAAATCCACGAACACAACCAGTAAATGAAGTAGTTCCTATACCAGTATATGTAATAATCTCATCATCAATTTTTAATAATCCCCATTTATCTGGCCAACCAGAAGTAGAATCGACATAAATTGTGTCTTCAAAACCACTTATATAAGTAGAAACCGATGTAAACCCAGTTAGATTTGTCTTATTGGCAAAATCAAGACCCTTATACTCAACTAAATTATCAGCAATATCAATAGAACCACCTTGAAACTCTTGAGAAATATAAAATTGCTTTATAAAGTCTCCAAAAAGAGGATTTTCAGAGTTAATATACTCAGGTATCTGACTTTGAACAAGTTCATTGACTTGTACTTTAGTAAAAGATGTGGTGATCATTAATATGAACTACTTGTAGGTGTACCTGTTTGTGTTGATGATGTAGATGATGTAGATGATGTAGATGTAGTTGCAACTGGTAATGTTGGTGCTGATGTTGATCTTCCAGAAGAATTAGAGATAATAGCCGTGCCTCGTACCTTAGATCCACCTGTTTGATAACTAGATTGAATATTAAATCTAGTTCCAGAAGTATTTTCACCAGAAGATATAGAGTCTCTTCTCATATAAAAATTACTCTTATTTACAGCAAATTGAAGATAGAGTTCATTTCTTGCTAAAACATCATTTGAATCTGGAACTGCTTGAACTTCAATAATATTATTAGTCAGTGTTGTAGAAGTTATATTCACAGTATCTATAATGATTTCTCCTTTCTCATAATCAACAGTTCCAAAGTTATTATCAAGAACATTTATTGTATCATCAGTAAGAATTTGGAATAAGAATAACTTACCCTTCTTATGATCGATCTTTTCATCAGTAAAATAGCATGTACCAGATATTCCTCTTACACCAAATCCTGTAGATTTAATATTGTAATTAGTTTCGTTGCAATAGAAAGAATTCAAGAAACATAATTCATACTGAGTAAATTGATTTACTTTTGCTAATAAATTCCTTCTTATTCTCACATTAGTAATATTAGATGTTATGGAGTTATTAACATTATCAACCATCGAAACAATTTTACTATATTTGAACCTACCGCCAAATTTATTCAACTCTGTTCCAGATGCAAACTGAGTCAAAGAATTTACAACACTACTTTTTACAGTATCTGGATCACCTGCAAAGTTTGGGTTATAGTAAATGTAACTATCAACTTCAACATAGATAAATTTCAAGTCTACAAAAGTAGGTACAATTCCAGCAACAGAATAACTTTTTAAAGATGCTAATATTTCTTTTTTAGTGAAGTTGGATAAGAAAGAACCATTCTTAGGTTTTGCTGCAATATAAACCCTACCATATTGAGGTGGATCTAATTCTTCACCACCATAAGCACTAACAGATTCAATATTTGGATAAACAGAAGGAATTATTGCTTCATAATCACTAGCAGTTACTGCTCTATGTTGTGATGAATATAACCTTGGAGCATAGTACCTAACACTGTTAGTTGGTTCTATATTGTCGCCATTTTGAGATGGTGTTTGTGGAGTAAGTATTGAAGTATACCCATCCAACAATGCAGAATTTGAATCTCTAAGTGTTCCTGCGAATTTGAACTCTTGTGCTCCATTTCCATCAACACCTTCAGTTTTGATATAACTAACATCAATAATATTACCAGAATCTAACTTCTTACCAAATACATCATCACCAAATAATAATTCATATTTCTCATCAGTAGTCTCTTGAATTAGATATATGTTAGATGTTGATGTAATACCTAAAATATTATTTACTAACTTATATTCTACTTGAGTGCTACTACTAGAGTTTTCTCTTATCTTTACGATTATAGTAGAAGTGTCTATACCTTCATTGGGCAAAATATATCTCTGATTATCACTTCCATCTACTACAAAACCTGCTTGTAGATATTGACCTTGAAAAATTTCTATTGTACCTTCAGATTCTCCATCTGTAGCAGTTCCAGTAACTGTTTCGGGTATTGAAAATATATATTGAGATCCAGATACTTCTCCATTGGCAATTACACCAGGTGTAAATGATATTGTTTCTACTGTACTAGCAAGACCACTAACATAATAATCTACTGTTGCTTTTGCTGCTCTCTTAGAACGTGGAACATAACCAATATTACGTGCAAGAGATACAACATTTTCTCTCAATGTTGCAGAGTCAATGAAAGTCTCATTGACAACCATATTAGTATTATATGCAGTCTGATATGAATTATATGCTAAAAGGTTTATCAAAACTGACAGATTAGAACCATCAAAGTCCATATCTGTGAAATTTGAATTCTCCCTCAGATATTCTTTTATTGAGGTTTTTATATCCTCAAAATTTAAGTTTGTGTATTGTTGGAGTGCCATTATAGCCTAGTAGGTTCTAATATGAAATTTACAGCCTGAGAAGGAGACGATAGACCAATAATATCATAATTTAGCGTAATGTCTAAGCAGTTTCTATCAGGGTAGTTTTGCACAACAACATCTGTTAGTTTCACTCTTGGTTCATGATTTGATATTGTTGTCTCTATTTCAGACTTAATCGGATCAACATAATCATCTGTTGCCAATTCAAATAAAGATCCTGTAATCCTAGTTCCAAAATCACCATCAAAAAATACTTCACCTATTTTTATTCTGACCAAATTTTGCACAGAACGCTTTATAGCATCCTCATTCTTCAATGTTAAAACATCATTCGTAACGGGATGGCGTTTGAAAGACAAAGATATGTCTTTGAAACCTTGTGAAAAACGTTTGACTGGCACTAGGAAGATGCAATCTCGGTATATTTAGTTCTATTTAGAGACAAAAAAAGACCCTTCTCAAAGAAGGGTCTTTATTGGATGCTCCGTAGCCTGATAGTCAGTCGGAATCCTGGTCGTCGGTTCCCAGGTATCTAATTTCTATTTCGTCGGGATGAGGGTATCCAGAGTGGTAAAACTCATCGGCAAGTGCTTGTGATATGTCAAGCATTTCCTCTTCGTCTATAGAAGAGAATTCCTTTACTCCCTCAACGTATATATCATACTTTTCCATATACCGTAATCATTCTTTACAGGTATCTATATAATTCTTGTTTTCTCATGCCCTACTCTACACTGTGGGTCACACCAGATTTCATATCCTGCCTTCAATGCATCAAGACAGAATGATACATCCTCTCCGCACATGTCTTGAACTTCACCAGAATCAAACACCTGCATCTGAGGTGCAAACCAAGGATAAGTCATTTCTTTATTTTCAAAGACACCATGTTTGATTAGTAACCAACCAAAACCAGTATAATCAACAGTAAATGGTTTTTTGCGTTTTTGAATACTGTCAACCATCTCATGATTCATTACCCCACCGTTTTCCTTAAAGTCATCCTCTTCAAGCCAGTGAGCAACGGATGTCGTTTTACCGTCTTCCGTAGCGTACCAACCAGCAGCAAGATCCTTGTCCATACATACAATGCGATAAAAGTTTTCGAGGTTGAAAACGATATCACTGTCAATCCAAAGTTGATAGTCATACTTTAACTTCCCGTCCCATGGTAGTTGATCTGGTCCTCTTAGAACATTAGCACCTAAGCACTTACAACGTGCAAAGTTTACCATTGAACTATAATTTTGTGAGATTTGAATGCTTGCACCACTTTGAACCAGATCAAAGCAAAGTTGTACAAATGCCTTCAAAAATATGTAAGAAACGCCACGACCAGGTAGACAAAAGACAATACTCTTACCTTTGATCAATTCTTTTCCTTTTTCTACAGACCACCAGTCTTCCTTTTGTTCTGTAGTAGGTGGGGTGGTTACCACCTTAAATCCTTTAGCCATACTATAATGGGTTGCAATCCAACAATATTATAACAGATTATATAGCTTCTATCAACTCAATAACTTTTTCTGATATCTTTTGATGTCCTAAGGCATTAGGATGATTTCCCTCTGCATGATATTCACCGTAGTAATGATCTCCTATACCATCTTTTTTATGACCTATGATGTCCTCATGAATATATGTTATAGGTAAACCTTGATATAGTGGTTTCCACCAACCAGTACCATTCTTTTCAGTATAGTAAAACTTTTCTGGTCTACGAATTACTTCGTGAAAGTGATCTGCTAAAAGAGGAATAAAGGTAATATCATTTGCTTTGCAATAAGAATCAAAAAAGACCATATTCTTCCACATATTCTCTACGCCAAGAATATCGTTATATACAAATCTATAAAACCATTTACCTGCAGAATGCAATCTTTCTCTTAACTCATCAGACATAGGGTTACCTTTGAGTTTTAGTTTTCCGTGAGTTGTAGTAAGTTGTGGTGTAAACTTATGAGGAAACCCCTGTTTATCAAACCACTCCATTCTTGAATGGACAGTAAACTGCATAACCACTACATCTACTTTAGATGTTTTCAAATATTCTATAGTCTCCCTTACAATCCTATCATTACTATTACCACACAGAGCAATGTTATTCTCTTTAGTATCAAATTTATCAGAAACTAACTTACTGTATCTTTCGTTTTCACGATCTTCAAGTTCATCACCCCAAGTGATTGAACATCCATGAAATAATATTTTCATCAAAAAACCTTTACTGAATATTCACTAGAGAAGAATTTTGCGTCTTCAACGCTATTTACCATTGGTTTACCTCGAACATTCAGAGATGTATTCAACAATACAGGACATCCCGTCTTCTCGTACCAACACTCTAATATAGGTCTTAGAACGCTTTCAGATGTCTCTGGTACTGTTTGTACCCTAGCAGAGTTGTCAACGTGTAGACAAGCAGGAATGAGGTCACTCTGCTTACACTGGTAAACATATGACATATGCCTAGAATGTTCTGGCATATCAAACCATTCCTGACAATGCTCTTCTAGTATAGCAGGAGCAAATGGTCTAAACTTCTGACGTTGTTTTATTTCGTTGACGAGATCTTTGGTTGAAATTTCTCTTGGATCCGCCAATAGACTTCTATTACCAAGAGCACGAGGACCAAACTCAGCACGACCATTTGCAACACCAGCGATTTTATGTTTGAGTAAATGATCGACCACTTCTTCTGGATCCACTTCACCCCTGATGTTATATCCAAGATAGGGGGTAAATTGAACCTTCTTACCGTATGCAAGTAAAGCTGCACCTAAAGCACCTCCAGCGTCGCCAGGATTGGGCATAATCCATAGATTGCACCTTTCCCTTAGTTTTGTATTTACAACACAGTTTAGGGCAACTCCACCCCCATAGCAAATATTGTTACTATATTTTTTAGCAATATCAAATATTTTGAACAGTTCTTCTTGAAGGACAACCTCTGCACTCTTTGCCACATCACATGGTTCACCTTCTAGTCCACGTATACCTTTATGGTTATTCTTAGAAAGTAATGCTCGTAACTCCTTGGTATGACTAGGTTTTCCAAAGGCTGCCATTCCCATAAAGATATATTCTTCATCTAATGGTCTTAACCCTGCCCATTTAGTCAATGCACTATACCAAAGTCCTATAGAGTTAGGATACTTCCTAGACCATACTTTTTTATATACTGCTGAACCGTTTACTATATTAGCAGTCCATACTGAGGAACAATCCCACTCACCAATACTATCTACTACTACACATGCTGCATGTTCAAAATTAGATGTCTGGAATGCAGCAGCAGCATGTGATTTATGATGCTGCATATAGACATTTGGTTGTAAAGATAACTCTCTATCTCTTCTCCATGCTTTTTGCCCTGCATATAGTTGTCTGGTTCTTTTTAGTAATGGATTTTCATAAAATGCCACCACATCATCATGAATATTCATTCCTCGTGCCATAGTAATTGGCGTGAGGTCTAATCTCTTATCATGCTTCTTTTTAGAGTATCTTTCAGAATGTGCAGCGTAACTAATGGTATTCTTGTGAACAACCGCAATACCAGCATCATGAAACCCTTCACTAAACCCTATCATATATTTTTACCCCAAGAACTCGGCAAAGATCCAAACTCGTCTTCCCATTGTGAGTAGACTGGATCCAATTGTTCTCTAGCATAATCGTACAACTCTTTTGTTAGTGGTTCCCTTACAGATCCCCATTGATCCTTCAGGAAATCGTATTTAGGTGCATTTTCACCTGCTTCTGGCCAAAAAGCATTTTCATGTATCTTTGTAATTGGATAATCTAAGAAGTTAGATAACCTTTCAGTCTGTTCAGTAAAGTTATCAGGTTCCCAGAAATCCTCCATCACAATTTGAAGAGTTGGGAAGTATTTGCTGAATTTCTTATAAAATTCAACATAAAACCTAGTACAAGTCTTATGTAACTCACCTTTGAATAACTCTCCTATAGAATCATAGGTATTATCCATTTTATTGCCAGGATAGATTTCCCCCTTATTATACCATCTACCACTAGGACAGTTATTAGTAAACTTAGCACTAAAATCTGAATATGATCTACGGACTGGATCTCTGGCAACAAATATGCACTTGATATCAAAAAATTCTTGCAATGCAGGTATGTACTTGTCAAGAAATGGTTCTCTCAACCAAGAGTTACCATTAGTAAAGTCGGCAACTGCTTTATATTCATGTTTGATATTTTCATAGTGAATTTGATAATAATGAATATACTTATCAATACTAGGTGGTTCTGCTATCCAATCTCGGATAAACTCCTCACTATGCTTTACATATGAATCTAGTATTGGTGGCATACTAGAACTCTTTACCATCAACCTATCATATGGATCGCTAGTGTACGTCCACATAGGTTGATCAAAAAACTCATAGTTCTCTAATTCGTTGAGATACCCAGTTTCCTTTCTATGTCCACCATGACAATACTTATTATCTACTGCTAAAGTATAATAAAAAGGAGTAGAAGCCGCATGACCCCATCCACCAAATACCAATAAAGGTATTTTAGTCGTCATCTTCGTAAATATATGGATCTTCCTTACGCAACTTCCAAAGTTTATACTCGCCTTTAATCCAGTCCCACAGTCTTCTCATAATACATAAAGAGTAAGTGCGTAATATTTATGAAACCAAAACTAATCATTGGTGCTGGTATAGGATGGGCAGCAACAAGATCTATAATGTTTTCATTACCAACTTGTAATCATGGTATATGTAAAGAAGATCATTTATTAGATGAGCTAAGTCATAAAAGTGTTTTATTATCAATAAAAACCGCCAGTCAACTCAAAGATGCTGTAAATAGAAAGAAAAAATATGATTATCCAGAGGATATATGGGATAACGTAACTTTATCAAAATATATTAATTTATATAAAAATAATGCAAAAGGATACGATGCTGTAACTGATTTTACAAATGCTAACCAAAAATTACCCATGAATTTCTTGGTAGAGATAAAACAGCGATTAGAAGAGAATTTTGATATAAAAGTAATAATGATATTCAGAAATCCTGTTCGTAGGTTGTTTTCTGAATGTTGTACTTGGTATAACAATAAATGGGTGAAAACAGAACAACCAACAGCAAAAGATTACTTTATGGAGGTTTTAGATACTGGTAGTCTAACTAAGTCCGAAAATTACACATATCACTTTGATAATTGGAAAATTGCAGGATATAATCCGCATCATATCATAATGGAAGATTTATACACCCCAGAATCAAATGCACTTCAAGAATTGAAAGATTACCTTGAAGTTCCAGTCGATCTTTACCCTACAGCGTATTGGCCAGAAAAAGGAGTCGATGCACCAACCATAGAAGGTCTAAAGTGCCAAAAATCGGATACTGAGACGTTATCTAAGGAAGAGTACGAATATGCACGAAAAAAACTAACTCACCAATATATCGAGTGCAAAGCACATGGAATATACCCAAAATACGCAATAGACTCATGGTGACCATTCTTCTGGCAGATATCCGAAGGTTTTTTCAAAATCTACGTATAACCAATCAAATTCTTCCCTCATACTTTCATAATCTATCTCTTTTGCCAATTCACTAGCATCACCTGCCCATTGATCTTGTAAAAATTGAGGTGTTGGGCATTTAGTTCCTCTTTCTGGGTAATAAACGTTTTCATGCATCTTTTCAATCTTGTATCCCAAAAAATCTGACAATTCGCTAGGATCCTTCCACACTCTCTCCATTATAAGAGGTAATACATTCTCCTTACCCCAAACCTCACAATGTTTAGTATACATTTTAGCATAATGATTCCAATTATCAACTTTTCCATTTGGACTTAATATTTTTTCATAATTGCATTTTGAGGCAGACCATAATCGATAAACTGGGTTTCTAAAAATCAAAATTACCTTTATATCAAAAACTTCTAGCAATTGATCACGAATATCTAACATAAACTGTTTTTTTAGAGCACAAGTACTATTAGAAAAATCGCCAACAGATTGAAACTCATATTTTACATCGTTCCAATGTTTTTTATAATAATCAATATATTGCTCAAGAGTAGTTGGTAAAGAGAAATAAGAATCTTCTTCTTGCCTATTAAATTTAGTTCTTTGTATCCACCAAGGTTTTTTGTGTCCAAGATAAAAATAAGGAATTCGTGTAAACTTAGATCTTCTATCTTTAAATCTAATTCCTCGATCATACCTCAGATTATACTTTTGTTCTTGTTGTTTTTGGATAATGTCTAACCATTGAGGTTCTTTTTTATGTCCAGTATGACAATACTTATGATCCCAAGTCAATGTATACCAAAGTGGTGTTGTAGCCGAATAAGGAACTCCAGCACCTAGTAAAAGTTTTATTTTTTCCATTTTTTATTTATTGCCATTCCTCAGGCAGATATCCGAAGGTTTTTTCAAAATCTACGTATAACCAATCAAATTCTTTTCTTAGTTTAGGATAATCTATATCAGCAGCTTCATGTGTCCATTGATCTGGTAAAAATCGAAGTTTTGGAGCTTTAGTTCCTCTTTCTGGGTAATAAACGTTTTCATGCATCTTTTCAATCTTGTATCCTAAAAAATTTGATAGGTCTGAAGGATCTTTCCATGCCTTTTCCATTATAAGAGGTAATACGTTTTCTTTACCCCAAACCTCAGAATGATTGGTATACATCTTACTATAATTAGACCAACCCGTAGGTGTGACACTACCACGATGATATGTCCATGTTTTTTCAAAACTTTTGAGATTTTTATAATCGCATTTTGCCATAGACCATAATCTCTGAATTGGATCTCTGAAGATCATAATTACTTTTACATCAAAAACTTCTAACAGTTTTTCACGAATATCTAACATAAACTGTTTTTTTAGTCTACAAGTGCTATTTGAAAAATCAGCAACAGATTGATATTCACCTTTTATCCATTTCCAATGCTCCGTATAATATTCAATATATTTGTCAATAGATGTTGGTAAAGTAAAGAAATAATCTTCTTCTTCTCTACTAAATGCCGTTCTCATTATCCACCAAGGTTTTTTGTGTCTAGACCTATAATAAACATTAGGAGTTTTTGTAAACCCTCGACTTCTGTCTACAAATCTGTATCCTTGCTCATATTTTTCTGGGGAGATATATTTTTGTTCTTCTTGTTTTTGAATAATATCTAACCATTGGGGTTCTTTTCTATGTCCAGTATGACAATACTTATTGTCCAAAGCCAAAGTAAACCAAAGTGGTGTTGTAGCAGCGTAAGGAACTCCAGCACCTAGTAAAAGTTTTATTTTTTCCATGTTTCGGGTATATAACCAAAAGTGTCTTCAAATGATTTATAAATGTTCTCCATATGTTCTAAAGCAAACTCATAAGTCTCTTTATACAAATCTATCTTATCTGAAGTGTATTGATCTGACAATCCAGGATATTTTGGTGCATTAGAACCCATTTCAGGATAATAACAATTCTGATGAGCAGTAACTAGACTATAACCTAAAAAATCAGATAATTTGTCTGTAGAGAACTCCTCCATTATAATAGGCATTACATTTTCTTTACCCCATACCTGACAATGCCTATTATAGATGTCTGAGTAGTAAACGTTCTCTTCCATACTGTCAAATAAGACCCAACTTCTAAATCCTTCCATAATTCCACCAGATTTAGAATGAACTCTATTACACGCTGAAAATAACCTACGAATAGGATCTCTAAAGATCATTGTTACTTTTATATCAAAATATTCTAATAACTTAGGTTTTATCCTTTCCATAAACTCTACAGACAAGCAAGCATTAGTATTAGAGAAGTCTGCAACTGATTGATATTCACATTTGAAGTTTTCCCAATGTTTTAGGTAATATTTGATATATTTGTCAATACTAAGTTCTGGATTATCAAAAAAATCTCTTCTTTCTTCTAATGTCCACTTACCTTCTATGAAAGGTGACCTTTTAGTCATCTCAGGATAAACATGCATAAATCCATCTTTTCCATCCCTCTTTTTCTCCTTCTTCTTGGTTTTTTTTATCAAATCAGTTTGTTCCCACTTTTGAGTCAATCTAACAGATGAATTGAGTTGACTAGGTGTATTAATAGACCTTTTCGCATCAATCATCATATGATACAGATAATTGTGCTCCTTTGCGTGTCCAGTATGAGCATAATGATTATTCAATCCTAAAGTATACCATAATGGTGTTGTTGCTGAAAAATTTGTACCAGCATTCAATAATAACTTAGGTTTCATACCATTCACCCCACTTATCAGGTATGTATCCAAAAGTATCCTTAAAATCTTTATATACCCAACCCATATTGTTCATAGCATATGCCCATGTCTTTAAATCTAAATTACGTCTGTCAGATATCCATTGATCCTTCAAATATTCGTAATGTGGTGCTTTAGTTCCTTTTTCTGGATAGTAAACATTTTCATGAACTGTGTTTATAGGAAAATCTAAAAAATCTGAAAGTGATTGCGTCTTTCCGTCCCACAATTCTTCCATTACTATCATATGAACGTTTTCTTCACCCCAAACATTTCTATGTCTTTTATAAATGTCAGCATACATGGCGTTTGGTTCTAATTCACCACTAACCCATCTACGGAACTCTCTAATATTACCTTTATTACAAACTGACCATAATCTACGAATAGGATCTCTAAAAATCATGATTACCTTAACATCAAAGTGTTCAAGTAACCTTGGTTTTATAGATTGCATAAATTTTTCACTTAAACAAGCATTTTGATTAGAGAAATCAGCAACTGCTTGGTAATCGGACTTTATATGCTCCCACAAACGTTGATAATATCTAATATACCCATCAATTGACTTTTTACCAAACAATTCCTCACAACCATGTGTAATGGTCATTTCTGGAGGTTTGCTATTTGACGTATCTCGACCAAATGTTATATCAACACCTTCCTGTAGAGAATAGAGATAATAGTTCTCCTTACATAACCCAGTGTGAGTATATTTGTTATCTAAACCTAAAGTATAATGTAGAGGTGAGGTAGCAGAAAACGCTGTACCAGCACTAATCAATAAAGTAGTCAAAATCTTGCCTATGAGACCTTATCTTAGTTGGATCTGCATAAAATACGGATAAATTTATTCTATGAGTATCCCCAGACCTATACCTATGCCATTGTTTAGGTCTTGGATTATGTACAAATGCTCTATTAGGTTTCCATTCTATTGGATACTCACAAATTGTAGATTTATCAGGTTGTCCATGATCACCATTATCGTTAGTACTTGGATTATCACACAATATGGTTCCTAAATTTTTTTCTGGTGCTACGTAAAACGTAAAGGTATGTATTCTTGATGCATTGTCTATATGAGTAGGATAATCTGCATTAGGTGGCATAATAGCCCAATGATTCAACTTTACCAGATCATCATACTCTCTATGAGGTAATAGTTTCATAATATCCATTGTTACCTCAGGAAGTAAGTCTTCTTTAGTATATCTCACATATTTGTCACGTCTGAAAGTATTTGGTCCTTCTACTTGAAACCTTCCTAATTCTTGAATTGCAAGATCTTGGATATGCTCAAATCTTTCTGGTGACAGAAAATCGTCAATAATTATATGTTCCCAAGGTTCTGTAATAAAATCAATTTTCATAGTTTGTTTCGTTTGTTCCATGCCTCAGGTATTTCTCCAAATCTGAACTTCCATTGATTATACTTGGGAAAGAAATATTTCATAGCATATTTTATAGTTTCTTCAGTAATTGTCTCTTTATCTGAAGTCCATTGATCTATAAGTCCTTCATAATGAGGAGCATCTGCACCTTTATCAGGAAAATAAACATTCTCGTGAACTTTTTGAATTGGAGAATCTAAAAAGTTAGATAATCTCTCACATTGTTGTTTTCGTAAAGCAGGATCCCAAAATTCTTCCATAACAATATATAATATATTTTTTGGACCAACTAACCATTCCCATTTATTATACAAATCCACATATTGACAATTTGCACTCTTATGAGCCATATCAGTAAGACAATATTTGAAAAACTCATTATGCATCTTATTTTTTAGAAAATATTCACCCTCTCTCATTTTTTTATCTGTTGCAGTACGCTCCAAATACGGAGTTCGTTCATCAATAAAACAAGTTCCTAGTTCAGAGTACAATCTTCTAATTGGATCTCTAAATTGCACTGTTACCTTCAGATCAAATACTTCCTTTATCTTGTCTATCATCTCTTTACCATTTTCCCAATAAGGTAACGACCAATTATGATTTGAGAAATCTGCTACAGCATGAAAATCATTTTTTACAATTTCCCAATGTTTTAGATAATAATCAATATACTTTTCAATACTTACATCTTGATACCAGTTTTTAACATAGTCAGGATCATCCATAAAATGATAATTATATTCAAATAATTCTTTTTGCCACCCCCTAAAGAGCCAATGGGATTCATTTGCAGATGTCCTTAGAATAAAATCTCTTATAGTGGTCTCATTCAATATATTTTTTTCAAATATGGTGTAAAGGTAATGATTTTCCTTAATATGACCAGGATGACAATATCTTTGATCTATTGTAAGAGTATATAAGAACGGAGTAGTTGCTGACCACCCAGTCCCAAGGTTCATCAGTAAAACTGGTTTCTTAGGTGGTAACGAAACTGGTATTCTAGGTTTATGAGTCAGTTTCATAATTTACCTATGATGTGATCTGCTATCAAACGATGACCTTTGATATTGGGGTGTGTACCGTGTTTTTCAGGATGTCCCTTCTTTCTAAGATCAGGACAGAAGTATTCACCAAAATGTTCTCCTATAATATTTGGTATGATACTTTCAAACTCCTCACATTGATTCATATAGTAATTTGGTCTATGAACTTTATGATGTTTATATTTAAAACTTTCTAAGTGTAACATAACATAAGGTATATTTTTTTGTTTCAAATACAGTTGTAATAATAATATTTGTTGAAAATACCGTTGTTGATCAGTTACATTGTCCTGAATGTGTTTATAATAAGGTATTGCTCTAGATTTTCTAAAATGATCTACCTCTCCGAACTCTCCACCTATATTTGCAGGTGCAATACTAACCCATCCTTCATTATAGAGAGGATCTACAGCGTTCTTTATTAAAATGGCAGGATCATTATGCTGATAAACATCAAATCTTTTTATTTCTGAAAATTGTATAACTACAGCATCTACATCCCATAATGAAAGATGTTCAAATACATTACGAACAATTTTATCGTTTGAAGAACCGTTTGTTCCAAGGTTTATTTCTTCTGCATGGAAATGATCGCTAACTAGTCTAGAGAAACGATCTTTTTCTCTATTTGACAATTCGTCACCGTAGGTAAAACTATCCCCACTGAATAATATTTTCATGACTAAGATTCCATTTATAATAGGGGCAGGACATGGTTGGTGTGCGACTACTCCACTTCATCTTACACTATCATGTGCAAATAAATGTAGTCATCAAGGGTTAATGAAAGAACCCCATTTCCTGATGAATATTTATGACCCTAGCGTATGGCAATGGAGAGAACCTTGGTATAAACGTCTTGTTGGCGATTCGATGACTCCAAAATGGTCACATCCATATGGATATCAGTCAAAATATGGTTATCACAATAATTTAGAAGAAATTGAAGAATTTTACACTAGAAGTCCGAATTTACAGATATACATTAAGTATTATAAGCGTCATTATGAACGTGTGAAGCACAAATTCAAGTATGTTCACGATTTTTCCAATAGTAATGCTAATTTACCAAGGAGTTTTATTGCAAAAATTGCTCCAGTACTTAAAAAACACTTTGATATCAAGGTTTTGAAGATTTTTAGGGATCCAACAAGAAGATTATACTCAGAAATATCTCAAAGATATCAAGATTCCAAAGAATTGCAAAATAGTTATAGTACTTCAAAAGAATATTGGAAAAGTTATCTTAAAAAAGGAGAAATTACTCCAAATTCTGACTATGTTGGCAGTTTTAAATCATTTAACGAGCATTTTAGTACCATAAGTATCGTTTCTGAGGATTTATGGGGTGGAAAAAATAATTGTCAAGAAAACTTAGAGAAATTTTTAGATTTCAAATTTGAAAAATTGTGGCCAAATGCATATTTTCCAGAAATGGGAACAAAAGCACCTCGTCATGAGTACACAAGAGACCAATGGTCGTCAGATTTGGAAGACTTGACTGAAGAAGACCTTGAATTTGGTCGAAAATACCTTGCAAAGTACTACGATGAGTGGTATAATTACTTTGGTACTATGCCTTGGAGATGATCTGCAATTAATTTGTGTCCTTTTGCACTTGGATGACCACCACCGTAGTTGCAATCTATGTGACTTAGGTTGGGACAGTAGTTAGGATTGGGTGGAAGAGTCGTTTTTCTTACATGACCAATTAGATTTTCGCATAATTTGAACATATTTTTGTTCTTACATGCATTTTTATAAACATTTGGTAATTCTGGTCTAACAAATTGATCCATATCTATTCTCATCATGTAGTAAGGTATGTCTTTATTGTCCAAATAGTTCTCTAATAGACATACATTTCTCCAAAATTCATTTTGTGCATACTCAGGATTATGAAAATTCTTTAAAAAAGTCTTTGCTAATACAAATTCTGGAGTATGTCTCCTACTAGGGTCGGTTTGATATGCTTGTAGACTCAACCAATCAGCACCATATCCAGAATGAGGGTTTACTACAGAGTATCTGTCCAATATAGTAAACTGCACCACCACAAAATCTGGTTTAGTATTCTTCTCTAAGTAGTCAATTGTATTACTTACTATTCTTTCATTCGATATACCACACTTTGATATATTGATAGATTGTGGAAAACTTGCAGAAAACCTATTATCTCTTCTAAATTCCCAATTTTTTTCTACTCCTTCTAACTCACCACCAAATGTCCAACTACAACCAGTAAATAAAATCATGAATAAATTTGCAGCAGTTCAAAAGATTCGACAATATTTAGTAGAGGGTAACTATGTTATTGGGTCGTGGATGCAACTACCATGTCCTGAGGTTGCAGAGGTCTTAGGATCACGAGGATTTGACTTTGTTGGAGTGGACTTAGAACATAGTAACATATCACGTAACCAGTTACCAAATATATTTCGGGCATTAGAGTTAGGTAATACATTACCTCTAGCACGTATTGCTAAACCAGATTCCTATTGTGCTGTAGAAGCATTAGAACAAGGTGCTGCTGGTATTATAGTTCCTCAGATAAGAAGTAAATCACAACTTGCTGAGATAAAAGAGAGTTTCTCGCTCCCACCCAGAGGCACACGGGGCATGGGGTTCAACAGAGGAAACGGGTATGGGATACAATTCCATGAGTACCGAGAGGGGTTAGGACAACAACCGTTACTCATACCAATGATAGAGCATGTCGAAGCTTTACAAAACATCGATGAGATTCTAAGTGTCGATGTAGATGCTGCACTAATAGGTCCGTTTGATCTTTCAGCATCTCTCGGTTGTACAGCAGAATGGGATAACCCCCAATTCCTGCAAGCATTGGGAGAGTTCAAGAAAGGATGTAAACGAAATAATGTGCCAATGGGATATCACATACCAGGAAATCACCTCTCAAAGGATCCTATGATAGAATTCTCTGAGAGGCGAATGGAGGGATATACTTTTCTAACCTATTCAGGCGACGTAAATATGAATATACCTGCTAACATAATGAGTCAACTCCCGCAGCGATAATTGCTTCTCTTGCCACAGCAGCTGCTTTATCATAAGTAGAATACGGTCCAGTTGAATGCAACCGTACTTTACCATTCATCAAGTATGGTTTTGTATCAATCTCTGCTTCAATAAATGACTCAAACAATTGAACATACCACTTATCATCATTCCGTAATTGAATGTTCATTAACAACTGATTTGCACCAGTGTCTTTATCACGAAGATATGCCATTGTTTATCCTGCTGCTGTGAATGCTGCTTTGAGATCTGCTGCTGCAGTATCATAATCTGCTACACCTGCACCTTCAGCAATAGTTAGAGTTCCTGTTTGACCACCAGTCTTAGAATCTACGGTTGCATCAGTAAACTTTTCTTTTAGAAACCAATCAAATTTACCATCACTGGTTTTGACGATTGTTCCAAGCAATCCTCCATTCTGAGTAGTATTCCTTGTAAATGCCATTATGGTATAAGTTTTGTTCTGAGTTATTTATTCTTATTCCAACCTTTTTTATATCTCTCCCATAATATCTTACGGTTTTCCACAGGTTCCTT